CCTATCCATTTCACTTACTCCCGACTTGGTATTGTTTGGCGTAGTTGAAACTGTTTCAAACACAACAAAAGGAAATTGAGTTGTTTGAGGTGCTTGGCTTGGATAAATTTTAGTTCCAACCACACCCGTAACTGCACTATTGCCGCTTAATATTCCAAATATAATACTATCTACGCTCATGCTACTTGTAAACCTTCCGCTTTTGCTTGTTTTCTAATCAATTCGTTTATTCCGCTGCTCATTATTTGAACGCATTGCTCTTTTGTCGAATCTACGGCTTTTCTAATTACGCCATAAGGATTTACCTTACCTGTTTTAATTTTGGCACCATAAACGCCTTTTATACCCGTAGATTTGCCTTTTAATTTCTTACCAACTCCACCCAAAGCAGTATTAGCTCTAAATCTTTCAACTGTTCCAAATTCTAACAAGTGAGCAGCATTACCACCATAAGAGAATAAACTATATCTTCCACCCGTATATCTTGGACCAACAAAATAAGTAAAATATGGCTCACCTTTTTTTCTATTACGCCTAAACGCCATTACTGAATCTCTTAATGCGCCTGTTTTGGTGTGTTTAGCATCATATCCCGCTTTTATTGCATTTACCATTGGTTGGGCTGCATTTCTTACAACCTTATCAATATCGGTAGGATTAAGCCATTCAGTTCTTGACAACATTTGAATGGTTTTATCCATCCCTTGTATTTTCATACTAATCATTGTCTTTCGCTGTTCCTCTTATTTTGTAACCTTCGTTTAATCTTGAACCAAACTCATCAATTGATGTGATGTTAAAAGTTTTGCCACGCCAAGTCATACTTATAATGTTTGCTACTTTCTCTTCACTTTGTTGAGTTTCTGACCCGCCAACTGGTGTAACTTTAGCCCATAACGTATAGAGTACAGAATACACCCTCAACTCGCCACCATCACTGGAGCGAGTCTGAGTGTAATTCAATATTTCGACTCTTTGGTCGTATTTGCCAAAGTTAATACTCATTAAATAAGTCCTGTTGTAGGTGCGCCAGTCATTTCTAATGAACCTGTAAAGGTTACAGCATCTTCCATTGGTGCGCTTTCGCTCAATGATGTGATTTGGCAAGTAGCTTCGTAGTAAATGTCACCAGCAGCAGCAGCCCAACGAGCAGTTAAATTAGTTTTTGCGCTCAATGCAGCAAATGCTTGGGTGAATCCCCAATTTCCAGCTTCATCAAATACACCTTCAAAGTCAAAAGTACCTGAACCTTGACCATAAATTGATTGCTTCCAACCGCCTGAATCTTTGTTACTAACATCGATTAACGCACGGCTAAAGTTCATAGTGTTTGACTTTAGTTTTGCAACGGTAGTACCGTTTATTTTCAGCACAACGGCTGTTCCATTCATAGGTCCTGAACTTGGCATATATTTATTATTTTAATTTGTTACTATTCTATAATTGCAAGTATGTTGCTTGCAGTTGTTCCTGTTGCGAATACCTTAGTACATCCAATAGGTAAAAAAGTACCATCTGGCACATTTCTAAATATTTTTGCACCTAAAACGCCAGTAGTTTGTGCGCTATTAGTGTCGCCATTGTACCAAGGCAAAACAACTACGTTTCCACCCGTTCCAATGTATAATGAACCAACCGTGTTTGGCGTGTTCAATTCATCTGTGATTGATACCGTATCGCTTGGCGTTACGTTTACTACTTTTTTTCCGATTAAACTTAACATAATATTTTTTTTAAATTAGTGGGGCAAAAATAAAGTTATTTCTATATGCTTCTAATAAGTATTTGCTGCTATCTGGAATCTCATGTACTTGAGTACCAGTAACAACATCCTGTCTATTCTCGTATAAATGACCAATAATCAAATACATTGCTTGCTTTATTGGTAGCGGCACTGATGCTGCGTTTGTATATCCACAAGTAAAATTTACTTGCAGCGTGTTCATTCTCTTTTTAACTTCGGGAATATTTATTAATCTAAACCTCGCTGGGCTTCCATAAATATCCACCTCATATTGACTTGGCGCCAATGTTTGTAGCGTGTCGTTTTCATCAAAATAAGTCACACTTTGCACACTTAACAATGGCGACTTATTAATGTAGTAAATATTTAATGACAATTCCTCATAATCAAATTGCATTGCCCAAACCTGACTGATTAATGGTCGCCAAGTTCTGTCTTCTACTAATTGGCGTGCAACTGTTATTAAACTTGTAACAAAAGCCTGTTCGCTGTCATCATTTAGACGCAAAAAGTTCTTTACCTCTGTGTAAGTCAAAGGTTCAGTAGTTGGTGCAGTTACAAGTCTATAATTTGCCATTTATTTACGTTTCTTTTTTGTTTCTGGCGTTTCCATTTGTGGAATAGATGCCATTTCAATTTCTTTTACTTCAACTGCATACTTTTGTTCTATTAAAGTAGCACCTAAAGTATCGTTTATCTCAGCTGTATCTCCGATTGAATAACCTAATCCAAATGGACCAACTGGCGATTGTATAAATTTAACTTTCATAATTTTATAAGTTATGGGGACAGCCGAAACTGCCCCCTATAACAAAACACAACTAACAACGATTATGTAGTGGTAGCGTCTAAGATAGCACCAAATACAGCTGGTTGCTCGAAAGCACAATCCCAATAAGTATTAGCAACTATTCTTGTTTGACCATTACGAGCCAATGTGTATGGGTCGATTACTAAATCCATACCACCGAATTGACCGATTGTAGACTTTCCAAATTCACCACAAATGATAGCTGAACATACACCAGTAGTTGAACCTTTTGATAAATTGCTTGGTACGTTTGAAGTTACCGCAGTCATTTTACCATCGATTACGTTTGGAGTACCGCTAAAATATTGCTGATAAGCCATAATCATAGCACCTGAACCTGAATCAATTGCAGTTTGCTTCAATTTAGCTTCAACTTTAGGGATTCCAGCAGTTCCTAACAAACCTAATGGAGCAGCACCTGAACCATTGATGTAAGCAGCTTCTACGTTTACATAGATTGACTCCATTAATGATTGGATTACGAAAGCCTCTAACTGAGGATTCTGAATCAATAATTGGTTACTCATTGGAACAAATGAACCTAAACGCTTAGGAGTCATTGAACGAGCAGCAGTAACTGGTGAACCTGAAGCTAACTCAGCAATTTCAGTTCCCCAAGCACTTGTAACACCTGCGCTAAATCCAGTTAAATCTACATTGTTAGATAAACCGCTTAACATTTTAACTCCTAATGAAGCTAAAACTCTTTTAGCATACAAAGCATCAAAGAATCCTACTTTGTCAGTTTGGATGGTGTTACCACCAGCAGTAGCTGAACCAGCAGTCATACGCTTTTCTGCCATAGCATTCAATACGTTTTGACCTAAGTAAGTTCCTTTAACTTCAAATCCGTTTGCACGGGCTTCTTTAGCTGACTCATCGATTAACTCTTTTTCTAAACCTGATACAGGCACGTTGTTTACACGAGCTTCAATCAATTTAGCTAATGAGAAACCTCTGGCTTCTTTTTCTTCGCTTTTTGATGCGCTTGCACCAGCAGCGGCAGCTGCTATTGAGGCTTGGCGTTTTTCTTCACGCTCAGCGTTATCAATAGACAAAGTTAACTTGTCGATTGAATCGTAATGTCCGTTAAGTTCGTTTTCTTGCTCAACTGAACGACTTTCAATCGCCATTAAAGCGTCTATCTTATCATTGATAAGTTTACGCTCTTCTCTTAATTGGAGGGCTGTTTTCATTTTATTTTAATCTTAATTGTTTTTTATAGTAATACTTATCTTTTTTAACTTCGGTTGGTTTGCTCATGTCTTTTGACCTTGCAGCAACTGTGGTAGTTTGGTAAGCAGGAAAAGTAACTGGTCCTAATTCATACAACTTTTCAATCTCTAAAATTTCTCTTTCATCTACGCCATCAGCACCAGTAGACCAAGAATCAGTTTTAACTCTAAACATAAAACTTGAACCAGTAATAAAACCTAATCCAATGTTTTCTGCAACCTTTTCAGCGCACTCATTTTTGATTTGATACTTATATTTTAACTGATTGTTTTCAATGCTTAAAGTCAAATCATCTTGCTTGCCTGTGGTTCTGCTTAAAATCTCATTAGAATCATGATTAAACAATGAAACTACATTAGTCATATCACAACCAGCAAAAGCAGTTGGATTAATTTTTTCTCTATACCATCCCATATCAGTGAAAACGCCCATAACTGCGCCAACACCTTCAATCATTTTGTACTCGTATTCGTACATATCTTCGCCTTCGCCTTCGCTGCGTTTTTCAACTACAACTTTAAACTCGGGGTTAAACATCCTTGCCTCTGCATTTGGATGGATTTTTTCTATATCTTCTTTTTTCATGAGTCTGTTCCTTTTGTGCTTGCTTGTGATTGGTCTTTATTATCCCAAAATGCTGCTTCCTTATTTGCTGGAATCATATTTACAGGGCTGTATATTTGGTCTGCAAAATCTTCTTTGATGGTATTAAGTCCAATAAACCTTCTACCATCATTAGAAGTTACAAAACCAGCATATTTTAATGTCTTTAAATACTCAGCAGTTGACTTCATATCGCCACGCATTAACATAGCTACATTGAATTTAGCGTCTAATCTATCCATTTCATCAAAACGGAATAATTTGCGCTCAACTTCTTGTTCCCACCTTACAAACCAAGGCATCAAACAATCTGTAACATATTCTATATTTAATTGCTCTAAATTACTTGAACCAGTTGGACCAGCTTGTAATTTACTTAACGGCATTCTAAACCACTTGGCAACATCTGCAACACTAAATTCTTTAGCCTCTACCATTTGCGCTTCGTTTGGTTGCGCTGAAATTTTGGTAAACTTTGCACCACTATGCAATAAAGCTACGCCATTATTTGTTCCGTATTCGCTTTTATACGATTTATTAAACGACTCTTTAATTGAACGTGCAGTATTTTCATCTTTAACAACGCCAGGCACTTCTAATACGCCAGTCATTGTTGCACCTGAACCAAAAAAAGAACTTGAATAAGATTGAATTGCTAAACCCGAACCAATAGATTCTGCGGCATATTGTAGAATTGATTTACCAACATAACCATCACCCATTGCTCTAATATGGAAAATCTCATCTTCGCTAAATGTTCCGTTTATCCCTGACTTAACATCATTTATAATGTAGTAAAGTCTTTGGTCAACTACTTGAACAGTTACATAGGTAGGGTCAACTAAATACAAATCTGTTGGTTTACCATCTGAATCTCTTTTAATGTAAGCAAAAGCATTTCCAAATCGTAAAGCATATTCGGTCATTGTTTGCCTAAACGTAAATGGAGTATATAAATTACTCGGCATTTTGTTTAGTAAAGATGATGCTCTGTGAAATATAAATGTCTTATTTCCATTAGCATCTATGGCAAATGTTTCAAATGGAACTTTAGCAATATCTTCCGAAATATTACGGACACACGCATAGTAAGCCGCCAACTTCATCGAAGTTTCGGTGTTGACATTCTGCCCACTTGTGTTAAATAAACTATTAAACCATGAAGATACCGAACTTAGCGTATAGGTGTTTTCTTGAACGCCACCATAAGTTTTAGGAGCGACTCTTTGCTCAACACCAAATATTCGTTGTATTATCCCCATTTTCAAAACAAATGTATTTTGATTTTCAATTCTTACACAATGTTTTGAATTTAGTTACCTAATTAGTTACCTATTTACAGCGTAGTATTTACTCTTTTCTTTCTTAAATGAACTATAAGATTTATACCTATTCGCCCCGTATTTAGTTAAATGATAGGATTCTAATTTATTCCAAATAGCTTCACCATTTAATTCTGAGTTCAGCGGTGAAATAATCATTTTTAGATACTTATTAAAGTAGTCTTTTTTGCTCATTTTAGAATACATAATTTTCAATTAATGGGTTTTCCTTCCAATCTTCCAATGCTCTACCAATTGCGTTTACCAATGCACAAGGTCCATCGACTTTATTTTTAGATTTGCCTTTATGAATCTTATAGTTACCATTGGCATCATCTTGGTAAACTTCTACGTTGCTAATCATCCAAGCCATAACTGGGTTATTATCATGAATTAAAGTTTCGTTCATTATCCATTCATACATTTGTTTGGTCGGTCCAGTTACTGAGCCAACTGATTGACTAAACGCTTCTACGTTAATAGAATAGTCATTGTATAGTTGAATCATAAACATTGAAGCCAAAGCCTTATCATAAGCAATTGGTTTGTATTCAAACTTTGAACAAATCTCCAAAATATCTTTTTTAATATAATTGTAATCTGTGGCATTTCCCTCAGTTAAAGTAATGTAGCCATCCCTTGCCCATTGTCTAAAATTTAATTGGTCTGCCCTTGTGCGTTTGTTTGCCATATCTTCGGGAATGTAAAATTTCATAAAACACCTCATTTTACTTCTGTCCTGACTTGGAATCAATATTGATAATGCTGAAAAGTCACCCGTTGAACCTAAGTCTAATCCAATGTAAGCTATTTGACCATAATAGTTTTCTATTGAATCGCAAATTCCTAAACTTGCCCATTTATGAGAGTCAATCCAAGTTTTAGCCGAATCAGCCCAAATATTCAAGTGTTTAGTAATAAAACTCGGTTGCTTGCTTGGCTGCTCTAATGCAGTTCTATATTCTTTCTCTAATTTGTCTGGTAATACCGAAACTCCGTAATTTGGATTGGATTGCTTCCAAACTTCTATATCTCGCCAATCCTCTGAGTCAGATTCATACAATACAACTAAGTGACTTTCAACTTCGCTAAATCCGTTCAAAATATTTTTGCAGTTTTTTATGTGCGTATAGTAAGGTGCGTTTT